CCATGGAAGTCAGCGTTGCCTTCTTTATAAGCGTCCACCACAGTGAAGGCCGAAGGCAACTGCTGGAGAGATGCATAATGTACAACCAATCTTGGTTCTTGTTGATTGTAATCAAAGCACCCCCACACGCAACCATCCTCAGGGATGAATAGGGATCGAATCATTGGCCCAAGGTCTTTATTACGTGCGGGAATCTGTTGTAAATTTGGATTGGAGTAAGAAAATCTACCGGTAACGGTGCCTCCTTGATCAGATCTTATTTGATTAATATCTGCGTGAATTCTACCTTTGTGTTCATGTTTAATAATAGTATCAATAAAAGTTGTATGTGCCTTGTTTATCTCTCTGGCTTTTGCTATCTTCTTAACTAAAGGATGACTATGAGAAGAAAGAAAGTTTTTAGTAAAGGAAGGTGCTTGTGTTTTCTCAGTTCTATCAAAAGGTAAATTTAATTTCTCAAAAACTTTGGCAATCGATCGTGCAGCCCATATTTGAGCATCTATTTGTGTTTCTTTTTTTATTTCTTGCAGCAATTCTTTTTCTTCTGCAAGTAATTTTTTTTTCAACACGTGAGCTTTTTCAACGTCTACTCGGACGCCCTTAAATTTCATATCAACTAAGCAGGGAAATAAATCGGATTCCAGTTCAAAGATAGATTCTAGATCCTGGTTGCTTAATTCTTGTTTCAATTTTTTCCATAGCTGGTGGGTAACCTCAGCGTCTCGTTCGGCATACTCTCCGACATACATCGCAGGAAGTTTCCACATTTCGGCTTTAGGATCGACTCCCCATTCTTTGGCACCGTTAATTAAAGCGGCTTCATTTTTTCCATAGCCAATATACTCTCGACCTAAACTATTTAAATCATAACGCATTCTATTTTCATTAATCAAAGAGGCAGCGGTCATGGTATCAACAATGTCTCCTTTAATTTCTATTCCCATGGCACGTATCCAACACACATCATACATGGCGTTGTGAAAAATTTTAAGAGAAGAAGATTTACAAAGATCACTAAACCATTGAATTACCTTCTTTTTTTGAAGGTTGCCTCCTCCTTCATGATCGAAAGGAAAGTATCCTTGATAGCCTTCTGTTGCGACAGCAATCCCTACGACTTTTCCATTTCCAACAATGGATCCTGATCCTTTTGTTTTTAAATCTGGATCTGAAGTTTCTAAATCAATAGCAACTTCTTGACGGTTGGTTAAGTCAGGAAATTTTTCTGGTTTGACCCATTCTGTTTGAGCTTGGAATAAGGGGAACTGCATCATTTCTTTTGTGCCTCCTCTTTGGTAATTCCTGCATTACGGTATTCTTCTTCTTCCGTCATGGGAATCATGTCAGGATCTTTAGATGGAGTTAAAGTAAAACCATGAGGTAAAGGTTTAGTATGATTGCCATAATCTCTTTCAATAATCATATCAATATAATGTTTAGCTTTTTCAAGATCTTGAACTTCTCCTTTATGTTGATGTCGACAGATATACTTAATAGCATTCCCTTCGGCAAAAGGCAAATGATTCTCATTTATAAACTGAGCGGGTTGGATTTTCATATCCTTGTAGTGGGATCCACCGATTTGTTTTTTATATACTTTCATATTTTAAACTCCTTACTTCGATCTTTACATCTTATTAAAAATAAATTCTTGCTGCATCGGGTAAGACCGACGTACCAGACTCTTTGTTCTTCATCTCTTTTCATAGCAGTTTTCGTTGCTCCTTTTATAGTGTTGCGGGTTTGATCTTGAAGAATCACTACGTTAGTAGCTTCCCCTCCTTTCGAGCCATGAAGAGTAAGAATTTTAATTCTTGGTTTAAGACGAAGGTCTTCGCCATTACTTCTCATAGCTCGAATATAGGTTTTGGTATGTGGTGCCACAGCTGTAAAAGCGTCGTACCATGGTAATTGTGAATTTAATTTATATTTGGTCTTTAAATCAGAGAGCTCAAATAATTTATCTTCAGTTTCTTTAAATTTTTTATCAAAACGTTCTAAGAGTCTTTGAACTTCTATCGTAGTAAGCTTACTTCCTTTTTTCCATTGTTCCCAATTAAGAATATCTTTATAAAGAGATTCACTAATACTACGCCCTTGTTTAGTTTCAAAATACAGTCCTCGTTTTTTTAGATCTCTAATAATAGGAGTGAGAAGATCATTGGTTCGAGCTAGAATATACCAATCTCCTTTCAACATATTAATGGCATCAATAGAAAAGAAAGATTGAATGGTTCCTTCTTCTGCAGTTGGATGATAAGTTTTGTGTATTCTTACTTTGATATTATCTAATCGATCTAAAGCTCTTTGTTGAATTATTTGGGGGACTCTTTTAGATTGTTGAAGAGGAATTTCTACGGCATCAAAATTAATGAAGGATTGAACATCAGCACCTGCCCATCCAAAAATAGCCTGGTCATCATCGCCTGCTATATAAACATCTTTACTATTTTGTTGTAGAAGTTTGAGCATATCCCATTGAAGAAGGGAAAGATCCTGTGCTTCATCAACAAAAATAACTTCAAACGCGGGGGATTGTTGTTGGGCCGTAAATTTTTTAATCATATCATTGTAGTCAATCAACCCATACGATTGTTTATAATCTTCAATATGTTTTTCAACAATTTGAAGTTTATCTCTTTCGATTTTTCCAAGATGTTCATTTCGGTCTAGTTGATCTAGAACATTACTTCGTTTAACTCCGGCTAAATTAATGAGCGTTAAGTATTCGCTGTTAGAAGTAAAGATTCCATTGTGTTCATTTTTTTCATAGGTCGCGTATTTAATTCTTAATCCACATTCCTCTCCTATGGCTTTATAGTGTTCTTCCTGCATGACATTTTCTTCTTTTAATCCCAGATAATTAAAAGCTAAGGAGTGTAGGGTTTGAAAATATTTAATATCTTTTTTCTGTAACTCAGGAAAAGCTTCTAGAAACCTGTCTCTTGCTTCGTATGCAGCTTTTCTTGTAAAAGCAAAATAACCAATACGTTCTAGAGGAGTCCCTGCATTTTTATACTCAATTACTTTTTCTAATAACGTTTTTGTTTTTCCAGTTCCGGGAGGACCAATAACTTTATAATTCATTAGTAATTAGACTCCTTTCTTTGTGGCTTTTTAAATTCAATTTGATCTACTTTCATTTGTTTAAGACGCCAAACTTTTTGTGTTTTGTTGTCTATATTATAGGAAACATCGTCTTCGACTCCGAGTTCTTCTTTCATGATAATGCCAGTATCTCGAGAATCTAATTTCCATTTAAGGGGAAGCGTTTCGAAAAAAGAAGAAAAAAGAAAATGATGATATCCTGCTTCGGTCCAACACAGTCCTCCTCTAATGTCTGTTCGTTGTTTAGCTTGAGCAGAATTAATACAATAGGTGTAAAGATGTTGATAAAGTTGATCTTTAATATCAGTTCCAGTAGCAGGATAGACACGTGTCACAGTTTTCATGACTAGATTTAAAAAGGCTCGATATTGTTTAGGAGATAGAGGATCAGGATAAAAACCTGCTTGTAACCAAACTAAATCTAAAAGTTTCTTTTGAGTGGTGAATATCTCAGGATTAGAGGCTTCGCATTGCACCGGTTTTCCGTCTGGTTTTTCCACTGTAAAACGAAGTTTAGGCGTAGTACTCATAATGACTTGGAGTCCAGAGAAAAGAGGAAAAGCGGAAGTGGTATCTGATTTAATTCCAAAAGCTCTTTTAACACAAATATGTTTCATACATACTTTGGAAATGACTTCATCATTACAAGTATGATTGGCTGTTTCTTTAGTCCAGTATTTTATTTTGTCATTAATTTTTTTAAGAGGCCAAGGAACTGCAAAATATTTATTAGCTTCGTTAACTTTATCTGGCCAGTTTTCTTTATATTTTTTCTTGGCAAAAACCATGTAGTTAAACATGAACCGATCTCTGCCATCTCCAATTTTAGTTTTAGAAAGTCTTTGTAGGCACGGGGGACCATCTTCAAATTCAGGGTCTCCTCCCATTAATATTTCTGTATCGACGCGGGTGATGAGTTGATCTAGTTCGTCTGGAGATATGCGGGAAGCTACAGCTATTTTAATAAATTGTTCTAGAGATAAAGCACTATTATTTTTATCTAGTGCATAACGTTTAGTGTTGGTATGATTAAAATAAGGAAGATTGATAAAATTTCCTGACATATTTCCATGTTCATCGGGTTCTAACTCAATTTGTTTAGGATAAATTTCGGTAGTTCTTTTTAATTCGAGAGGCAGAAGGATAGACGCTAAGGCATCACGCACAGTTTGAGCACTAATAGCTTCTGTCAAAAATAAATAAATATGTAAGCCTCCACTTTTTGATCGGCATGGGACTAGGGGAAGTTTATATTTCTCTATATAAGAGAGAAGAAGAACTATATTAAAATCTTTATAATTTTCAGGATCTACATCAATACAGCCAAACGATGCTTTGCCCTCTTTAGTACAAGGCTGAATGCCTATGGATATTTTTCCGTCGATATGTTGTTGATAGTGTTGAGGAAGGACAGCTTGTTTAGACCAGATATATTCTGGTTTAATCTTATTTCTTTCTTTGTCAAACTCTACTTTGGCTTGTAACTTAATTTGACCAAAATTTTCTTTGAGTCCAGAAAATAATTTTATAAATTCATCTATCATACATCCCTTTAAGAGGGGCGGCTTAAGTCTCCCGCTACCGCCCCCAGATTCACCCTAGGTGAAACTTAGAAATTTACGT